CACCAGGGTACACCATCACAAGATGATTTCCTTTGTGAAAACTATCCATTAGATCGTTATCGTACTCGGCCACTGGCTTGTACCTGCGACCTTCTTTGACGTAGTAGATTTTCTTCATCGGTATTCTCGGTCCAGTCGGACATTGGTCAAACCTGCTAGGGTTTGAAACTGATCCCAGGCCGCTTTCACAGCAGGACGGGTCGCTAGCTCTGAATCAGGCAACACCGTTTCCAACCAGATTTCGCGTCGACGGCTTGGATGCGCACCAAACTTGCGAGGCTGATGTAGCCGGCCAGTTTCCCACAGCTCAATGCTGACACTACGAAACCGATCTTCGTCTTCAAAACCGTAGCTTTCCCATTCAGGATTACTACCGCTAAAAAATCCACGCATGCTCTGCATGCCAGAGCCGCCGCCGTAACCTTGCCAAATTCCTTGCCACTGCTCGTCATCACGTGGGTCAAAATCTGTACGAGTAATCAACACTAACACATCAGAGATGTCTACCTTGCCGTCCACAATATCGCGCACACACCGACTGTAACTGAGTCCAATTTTCATTTTTTATCCGCCGAAGTATTTGATCACAGCATCTAGATGATGAACCATGATTTCGTTATTACCCACATCTTCTGGATGCAACCAATATCCGTCAGGATTGGCTTCTGTGCGAGGATTTTTCTTCCACTCAGAAAGTTCTTTTTTGAGATAGGCTCTCTGCTCTTTTAGAGTGAGCAAAGTGATGCGATCTGCGGCTTCGCCGTCCAAGGTGATGGGGCCAACACGTTTGCTCATACTTTTTCTCCTGCGTCAAAATCACGGAATCTCAAAAACCTGGGGAATCGGAGACTGTACGATCCGTCTTGGTTTTGAGTAACTGCGTCCGCTTGGACTTCAACCAAGTGACCAAGTAAGTCATCCCTATTGGCCCAATACTCATCACGAAGAGCATCACTAAAGCCAGTACCAACATTAACACGAATTCTACGGTCATTGTCTTCTCCTTCACAAATTATAGCACCCAACCGGTTTTCATTCCTACCGGTGCCTTCCTCAAATCCCACAATGCTCAAATCAACCGAAATAGTGGGTTTCCACTTCATCCAAGAATCACTGCGTTTGCAGATGTAGGGTGCATCCATGCTCTTGATCATAATGCCTTCAAACCCTCCAGCCACAGCATCCTCGGCAAAACGCCGCATGATATCATGACCTTCGGCAGTGTCCAGGTCCACGTCCAGGCCAGTCATGGCACGTAGACAATCAGTTTCCAACAAACGATCTCGAGCAGATTCAATCCACTCAACACGCTTGTATTGTTGCATGTTGCAGTGCCCTTCTTTGAAAGCATCCAGGGGTAACACATCAAAAATATGATACACCATGTTGTCAGTCTTGGCATCACTTTTGCGATGTGCCTGCTTCATAAGTTTCTGGAAGCTCTCGCCCACAATCTCACCGTCCAGTACAAAATGGCCACCGGTGCCGCGCCCGTATTGAAACGCTCGACGATTATCTAGAATGGCCTGTGCAATCTGCGGAAAGTTTTCAAACTCTTTGCCATTGCGACTGTACAAGGTGCAAGCATTGCCAGACACCACTGCCAACACACGCACACCATCCAACTTGACTTCCAGGCGCTTGATGCCCCGGAGTTTTTTGGGTTGATCTGTGGAGTCCTGGGCCAGCTGGCAAGTAAACACCGGAATCTTCCAGGACGTTCGACCCAGCACCTTGTTCAAGGTCTTTTCTGAGATACCACAGCGGAGATCTTTGATCAGCACACGTCGACAAACCATGTTCCATTCTTCAGAATCAAACTGTTCAGTCATGCAACGTTCAATGGCGCGGCGAGCGTCGCCACCAGTTACACTACGAGTGCGCAGACTTTCCAGCAAGGCCCAGAACGCCGGCCAGTTGTTGGGCCGATTGTCAAGGCCAGAACTTTCGGGCACTTGTTTGACATGGTATGTGTGATAGGGATTGTAGGCCTGATAGCAGTTGAACAGAAATGCCTGTGCATCTGAACTGCCGAGTTTTGCGGCCATGAGTGCTTTTTCAATAACCCGTTCCTTGTGGAGTCGGCTATCAGAGCTTTCAAGGTCACGGATCCAACCTGCTGACATCACGCCCTCGCATCTGGACAGGTCAAAATTATTTTCATCCATGTATTTACCCAATCAGTGGTTGGTTGTTGTTATGCGGCTTCCAGCATGTTGGCCGGCACCCGCCACAGCATGACACCGTCTTTGACTGTGACATACTTGATGGCAACTTTGGTCACCGTACCAGTCACAGCCAGGCCACGTTTGGTGCTGTAAAACTTCACAGCGTCGCCTGCTTTGAAGGCTCGAATTTTGGTTTTGCGAAGTTGCTCGCGAGCGTACTGTACCGCATTGGTGATGCTGGTGAGTTCATCATTGGTAAAGTTACCAAACATGATTGCAGAGTTGATGTCTTTGATGTTCATTCGGGGCTCCTGTTTTGTTACACTATGCCTATATTATAGCAAATTGGCGAATTTTGGTCAACCAGCATTTTGTGCTACTAAAGTAGTACAGCATTCAGCAGTTGATCTGTGGGCACACCATGCACTTGGTACCCTTCCATGACCGTGTCATAGTAGTGCTGACTGGGCAAGGCTGGATCATTGCCGGGTTGCATGCGATACACCCAGGCCAGCATTTGACGGTTTTGTAGACAAATTGTGGCCTGCACACGATCGTAGTACCATGGATACCCTTCCAGTCTGTCCAGGGCCTGCAGGTGATACTGATCAATACGCCAGGCAACTCCCTCGACATGACTGTGCTCACAGGGTTCTACGTCGGCATGATGTGCAAACCTAAACGAGTGCTCCAGCAACTGCGCTGGTCCCAGACTCAATGCACCACGGCAACGGTGGCGCATTTCCTCTTGATTGGTGTTCATTCCATATGCAAAATATATCATACAAGTATTATAAGATAAAATGAATATTTGGTCAACCATGAAAAACCCTGCACAGGGCAGGGTTTTGGGTGTTGTAAAAATACAACAGTTTTAGAAACTACGTGTGTAAAATAATCCAACAATGTTTTGATTGCTGTCGCCACGCTGTCTGTCAAATCTCATGCCAACAGCATCCTGCTTTGTTAGTGCATAGCTTGCACTTACGCGAGCTGTGTGTGTTTGATCGTTATTTGTTTCTGGATCAAACGCTGAACGATAGCGATATCCAACTCGTGTGTTGAATGGACCAATTGGCATGGTTATGCCGGGTTCGACTACCCAGTAACTGGTGTTGCCTTTGGTACTGAATCTTTCACCAACTGCGCCACGAACATATCCTTTTACACTGCCAAAGAGTGGAGCACTGTAGGCCAGGCCGCTTTCGATGCGAGTGGTTATTGACATGGCAGTGTTGTCGGTTTGTGTTTGGCCGATAACAACATCGCCGGCAAGACTTTTGCTGAAGTCATGTTTGTAGGCCATTCGGTACACAGTAGCGTCAGGCGAATTAATGCCTTGAACTTTTCGTGTCTCTAAAGAAACACTGTCGGCCGCAGCCACAGTGGAAATGGCCAAGGCCAAGATTGCAAAGATTTTCTTCATTTAATTCTCCTTTAATGATGAAGTGTGTCTAGTATACTAGATTTGTACACAAGAGTCAAGCTGTGTTGATATTATATCAACATCAACATTGAACCAGGTTTACCGCACTGGGCGGTGTTATTTCTGAGTCTGCTGGAATAGCAGTGGCCTGTGTCGCCAGGCCAGCATTGTCCAGGCGTAGTTGATTCTGGGCCTGTCGCATTGACCCCACCAGAGCTTGTCCAGCCAAGGTTGTGGTGTCGGCAATTTCAGACAAGAATTGATTTGGGCCGCCAGCCACTGTCTGTGGGCCGTAGGTGTTTAGATTTTGAACCAGAGCCAACACACTGGTTTTTTCACCAGGTTGTAGATTGAAATAATCAATTGAGGCCTGTGTTTGGTATGCTTTCTCTGAGCTTAATCTAGCAGCCATGTCATTGAAACAGGTGTTAAGGCTTGCCACTTGTGCGGGATAGCTTGAGACCACCGTAGCAATTTGACCAGTGGCAGTGGCAATAAGTGATTGCATGGCAGCATTGGATGCCGCGGTCTGCATGCTGTTGTAGGTGGCAGTGAGTGCAGTCAATGCTCCAGCTGTGATGAGACTCTGCATGGTCGCAGTGGCACCGATCAAACACGCTGTATGTGTTAGGCCCAGTGCCGTGCCCAAGACATCATTGTTGTTGATAGTACCATCAGCCCCTGATCCAGTGGCCACTGAGTTGGCAAAATAACTGGTAACTGATGCATCCACCGGTGTGGTCTGTGCTTCAATCAAGGGCAGGTCACACATGGTGTTCAACCCTCCTAGAGTAGCAGGTGCCCAGTAACTGGTGTCAGTGATGTCTGTACCTGGCGGAACATCCTGTTGAGCTCGATAGTTTTCAGGAACAGTGTTCTCAACAGCTACTACACTGTTGGCTAGATACTCGTTGACTGGGTTCCAGGTCTGCGGTGTGTTTCCCAGTATGGTCTCGGCCAGTTCAGGCAACGTGGTGTTGTTGATGTTGCCAATTTGTTGCAGACTGACCTGTATTGCTTTGTTGGCAGTGGCTGTGGATTGTGGGATTATTTTACCAAGTGCATCACAGGCATTGTTGACCGGCAAGTTGACTTCCACTGCTGGAGCCACTGCCGATGACACAGATTCAGGACCATTGTAAATTGGTATGGGGCCGTTGATGGTGGGAGTCTGCAAGGTCTGGTAACTCAAAGGAAATACCTTGACTGGATCCAACAGATCTGCCATGCTGGCAATATTGGGCGTGGTCACATCAAGAATGTCCAACACCTGCAGCAGAGCAGTGTCCTTGACATTGATCATGGCGTTGTAGGCCAGGCGCTGAAGTTGGTCAAACTCGTTTTGCGTTAGTCCATTGGGGTTGAGCAAGCCATAACGATTGTCATTGACCAGGTCTGCAATGTTGGCGTCTGTCAAGCCCGCAGCATTGAATGCTGGTTTGACCAAGGGCAAGGTGTCTCCACGTATTTTTCCCTGTTGAGAAATCTGTTGCAATAAGCCAGCAGGAGTTCCATACAATTCAAGATTGCTTAGGTCCACTAGATTCCCTTGACGTGCTAGATCAACTCCAAAGTTTTCAAGATCAGGATTCACGCTGTAAATGTTGTTGGTCACAACATCATTCATGTTGGTAAAGAATGGTCCAAGATAACTGTTGGCATTCACAGCTGACTCAATGAAACTGTTGGTGATTCCAAGATAGCCCTGTATTGCCATGAAGCCTTGCGCAAATTTTCCTGTATCACCATCACCAAGGTAAGCATTGCCAGTTTGTTCAATCAAACCAGTAAAGCCGGCTGGATCAACCACAGGAGTCAGCGTGGTGTATGCGGCAGGAATGCTGTCGCCCAGAGCAGGGCAGTTGGAGGATCCCAGGCTCTGCAACGACAACAGTGTGGCAGCAGTGGCGTCGGTGGCATAGGTCTTGGCTGCAAAATTATCAATTGCTGTGCGAAGGTATTGAATAGGAGTTAGACTGTTGAAAGCCAACAATGCCGCTGTCAAGTCTGTAGGGAGTCCGCCAATGGCGGTGTTGTTAAGAAGTCCAGCGGCTGCTGTGAGTTGAAGTGGTGATGTAACTGATCTTGACATGTTAGCCTACGTTTACTGTGCCACTGCCCGATGTTCGAGCATGACCGCATGTGTCTGAATTGCCGTCTACATTGATGGCAATACCTCCGGCCTTGACCGACCCAACACCACCAGAGGTCACTGCACTGCAATGCACTGGTGGACAACCACGACGTCCACAGCAGGGATGTGGTGTTACTGAAGTGCCGTCTACAACGACTGGGCGATTGTTGACTCTTACTGAGCCAACACCTCCGGTGGCCACGCCACCGGCATCGTTGGGATCACCTTGTCGTTGAGCCGCTGGCATGTTAGCCCAGTATTAACTTTTTCTCAGGTACCTTGATGCCGGTCACGGCTTCGAGGTACTTCATGCGCACTGAATCATCAGTACGAGCATACAGGGCAACACTGTTGCTGTTCAACGTGATGGTTTCCTGTGGGTCAGACGTAAACATTGTGGGCACCAGGCCCAGTCCCTGTGGCCCCGGTGCCACACTGACCGGATCTTCCAGGGTAGCAGTGTCGCCAAAGCATGAGGTTACCTTGGCCACAAGCTCTTCGCCAGAGTTTAATTTAAAGGTATAAACTTTACCATGATTGAGTACTAGTTGCATTATGTTAATTTTACTTTCAGTTCGTTAAATCCACCCACTAATTCTTCATCAATGAAGATTTGAGGTACTGTTCGAGCTGCGGGCACAGCTTCTAATAGTTGTTCTCGAGTCCAGTCGCGACTTACGTTGCGTTCTTCAAATTCAATGCCTTTTTGTTTGAGCAGGGCCTTGGCCTGGTCGCAGTAGGGACATTGATCTTTTGACCATACAATTGCTTTCATTTTTTTCCTTTACAAATTGGGTAATTCGTTGTAGTCAATGGCATCTCCCATGACACCAATAACATAGTTAGTTGATTCGTTTTCCTGCAATGCAGTTTGTTTTTTGCTGGTGTCTACATGCTTGTTGAACCATGGTATGGGTGTGCTACGTGGTGCCGACTCATGATACTTGATGCCAATTTCTTTGAGAGCATTGGCTGCTGTGTAGTCCACAAAGTCACGCAAGATGTTGGCATTGAGACCAATCACTGGACCATACTTGAACAGGTAGTTGGCCCAGTCCTTTTCTTCACGAATTACATCCAAGTACAACTGATATACTTCGGCTTCGCATTCGGCTTTGGCAGCAGTAAAACGCGGATCTTCTTTCACAACTTGGTTGATCAACCAAGCTGTCCAGTCTCGGTGCAATATCTCGTCCTGCAAGATTAGTTGAATGATGTTACCATTGCCAATGAAGATACGATTCTCTACCATGGCCAGGCTGGTGGCAAACGATACCATGAAGCGAAATGCTTCCAGTGCATAGCTGGCGTTGAGTGCCAACCAGATTGATTTAATATGGGCATCGTCGGAAACTAATTCAAATCCTAATTCTTTCTTACAATTCATTTGATGCAGGTCGTCATAATACCGGCCAACACTTGATGCCATGTCCACAATCTCTTGTGTGTCATGAATGGTGTTGAACACATCCTTGGGCACGTTGTAGATGTTGCGAATGATGTGACTGTAACTTCTCGAATGAATATTGGTTTCAAAGAAACTCCAGTTGTACATCAAGGCTTCCAGTTCAGGAATGCCCACCACAGGAGTAAACACCTGTGCAGGTCCACGCCCTTGCAAACTGTCCAGTGCTGTTTGACGCAACAGGTTGGATGTAAAGATGTGCTTCACGGTGTCTGACGCTTCCTTGAAGTCGTTGGCGTCCTTGGTTAGCGATACTTCTTCAGGCACCCAAAAGAAACCACGTGCTTCTTGTTCAAACTTCACAAGTTTGTTGTACTTGACTTCTTCAAATCGCTGTATGGTCACAGGACCAGCAGGGTCCAAGAACATCTTGCGGCTGAGATAGTCTGTTTTTGTTTTTAAATTGTATTGTTCTTTGCTCATTTTACCAGTGCCTTATTGTATTTGCCATGATGAATCCACAAGTGATCACATGCAGTATCACCCAAAATGTTTTTAAAAACAATGCTATTCGGGCCTCTCGCAAGGTCAGCACTGGTACATCCGGTCGATCATGGTCAGACTCTCCCATCAAGTGCCCAGTTGCCCGGGCCCAAATTTTTTCAATGCTGTTCATGTTTTTATACTCTAAAACTTTCGCCGCAACCACATCGGTCACGTTCATTGGGGTTGAAAAATTCAAATCCTTCATTTAGACCATTGCGAACGTAGTCCACTTGCATGCCATCAAGATATATGTAGCTTTTGGGATCCACAAACAATTTGCATTGTAAACTGTCAATACATTTATCCTCGGGTGCAGGGTCATCCACATATTCCAACACATAGGCCAGGCCAGAACAACCAGTGGTTCTAACACCCAGGCGTATGCCAAGCCCGCGGCCTCTTTTGCTCAGTACTCGTGTGATCTGAGCAGCGGCTGCAGGAGTCAGTGTTATCATACACCAAAACTGCTGCCGCAGCCACAGGTGGTAGTGGCATTGGGATTGTTGATAACAAACTGACTGCCATTTAAATCGTCTTTGAAATCTACCAGGGCACCGGCCAAGTACTGCATGCTCATGGCATCGGCCAAGACACCGTCAATTTCAAAGTCATCTTCGTTTTTGACTTCATCAAATGTGAAGCCATATTGAAATCCTGAACAACCGCCGCCCTGCACAAATACTCGGACTTTTAAGTTGGGATTGTTTTCTTCAACCAAGAGGTCAGAGATTTTTGATTTTGCTGATTCAGTTATGGTTATCATGTTTTTCTCGGTAATCTTTTACTGCCGCCTTTATGGCATCTTCGGCCAGTATTGAGCAGTGTATCTTCACTGGCGGTAATGCTAGTTCTTCGGCAATTTGGGAGTTTTTGATTGCGCCTGCTTGGTCAAGAGTTTTTCCTTTGACCCATTCTGTAACAAGGCTGCTTGACGCAATCGCTGATCCGCAGCCGTACGTTTTGAAGCGAGCATCTGTAATAATACCTGTATCATCATCCACCTTTATTTGTAGTTTCATAACATCGCCACAGGCCGGTGCACCCACCATGCCGGTGCCTATGTCTGTGTCATCCTTGCCAAACGATCCCACATTGCGTGGATTTTCATAGTGATCAATTACTTTTTCTGAATAAGCCATGTGATATTTCCTTGTTAATTTACAACTTGCAAGCTTCGCAGTCCTCGACATCATCAAAATCAATTTGTTCCAATGGTGCGGCTGCTTCTTCAGGTTTCATTTTACTGCCTGCTTTGTTGATCAAGCTGTAGTAGAATGTTTTCAGTCCCCAGTAGTGGGCTTGCATTAAATTTTTAGCAATCAGGGTAGTTGGTACTTTGCGATCAGCCCAGTGTGCTGGATTATAAAAGGTATTGGTTGATATGCTTTGATCCACATACGCTGCCAGCACGGCTGCTGTTTTCAAGTAGCCGTCACAGTCTTTCTGTGCCCACATCAGTTGATATCGATTCTTGAGTCTTTGATAATCTGGTACCACTTGTGTGAGTGATCCAGCCTTGCTTTCTTTTACAGAGATTAGACTCATGGGCATTTCAATGCCATTGGTAGAATTGATCACAACTGAACTGGATTCCACAGGTGCAATGGCCATTTGGGTGGCATTGCGAACACCGTGTTCTTTCATTTGTGCTCTTAACGGTTCCCAATCCAGTTCAGGAGCAAAGTCTGCTAGGTCATTCACACCCTGAGCTCTTAACTCCCAGGGGAATACGCCTTGTCCATATCGTGTTTGGTCACTGCCCAGGCAGCAGCCACGTTCTCGGGCCAGCTCAACACTAGCTTCGGTCAAATAGTATGCCTGGTGCTCGGTCCATGTTTTGACATCTTGCAGGGCATCCTTTTCACCATACTTGAACCCACGTTTGGCATGCCAGTAGGCAAGATTAGTGACACCAATGCCCAAGGGACGAATTTCATCATTGCTTAATTTGGACTGAATGCTCAGGAAGTCTTGATAGTCCAATATATTATTGAGGCTACGGTGTAGGATGCGACAAGCACGGCGCATGTCTTCAGGATTGCGGAATGCGCCCCAGTTGATTGAGCCCAAGGTGCAAAGTGCAATACGTCCAGACTCGTCATCCAAACGTTTAAAAGACTTGGTAGGAAGTAGAATTTCACAGCAGAGGTTACTCTGGTAAATGGTATGATATTCAGGATCAAACGGACCCTGCTTCATGACATTGTCAATGAACACCAGATAGATACGTCCAGTGTCTGTTCGTTCTTTGAGGATGCCAGATTTGAACACTTCTTCTGCTGCCATTGTTTTCTTACGGAGGCCGGGTGTCTTTTCATATTTGACATAAAGTTCTTCAAATAATGTTGTATTTTTATAGAATGCTTCATATAGGTCAGGTACCTCGTTGGGGTCAAAGAATGTTATTTGTTCTTTGTTTTTGAATCGTCTCCAGAAGAAAGCACTAAGCACAACCCCATAATCCATATGACGCACTCGGGTTTCTTCTGTGCCTTGGTTGTTCTTGAGTACAATAAGATCATCAAACTGATGATGCCAAATAGGATAGAATACAGTAGCACTTGCATTACGAATACCTCCCTGCGAACATGATCGTAAATCTCCGAACCATTTTTTCAGGAAAGGTATCATACCTGTGTGCATGATCTCACCACCACGGATGGGACTGCCCAATGGTCGCAGTCGACCAATCTCTAAACCAATGCCTGCACGTTTGCTGGCATATTTGGCCATCATTTCGCCGGACGCGAAAATACTGTCCAGATCATCATCCGAGCGAATAAGAACGCAACTACTAAACTGTTTAGTAGGAGTACCAAGCCCTGCCAGCACCGGTGTGGCCAATGTAAAAAGTCCGTCGCTGGCTGCTGTGTAGTATTCTTTGATGTAGCGCATTCTCGCTGAATTCGGTTCTTCTCGGTGAAATACAGTAGCGGCCGCGACCATGTATCTAATCTGTGGAGTTTCATAAGTTTCCTTTGTGGCACGGTTTTTAACCAGATATTTTTCAATCAGCTGTTCAATGGCAGCATAACCATACTGTTCATCCTTGGAATGGTCCAGCATGTCATTCATTCTATTCCAGTCGTCTTCAGT